GATATGGGGGGAAACCCTTAAGGTCAATTTGGATGTCGGGTTTAAGGCCAACATCTTCAAACTAGATTCCAGCGTTCTTGACGGCGAGGACACCCTTGAAGGTTCGACAGAGTTCGTAGATATTACTGAGTATGTTCAGAACATCACGATCAATCGTGGACGCACCAACCAGCTAGACACATTCAACACCGGAACACTTGCCATCCTCGCTGATGACCGCGCATCTGGTAGGTCATTTGACCCGTTGAACACAGACTCACCTTGGTATCAGGGAGACTTGGGTATCGCCCCACGTCGAGCGATTGAGGTTTATGGCGGTTCTGCTGGAACGGCTGCGATGTTCAAGGGTTACATCTACGACTTGAACATTGAATACGATGAGCCACAGTTATCGTCAGCACAGATTCTCGCTGTTGACGCTTTGGCACAGTTAGCCCAGACCAACCTTGTCGGATTCAATCCTTCGCAGCAGCTCACGTCTGAGCGGGTTGACGCAATCTTGTCGAGGAATGAGGTGTCATGGTCGACTGCGTTGCGTGAGATTAACCCTGGGTTGGCGACGGTTGGAACGGTTGCGTATGAGGACAATACGAACGTGTTGGAGGCTTTGCAGGCTTTGCAGGTTTCGGAGAATGGTCGGTTCTATGCGTCGCGTGATGGGATGTTGGTGTTTGACCCTCGTGTGCAGGTTTCGTTTGGGACGGCTGTGGCGGTGTTGGGTGGGACTGCTGCGACTGATATTCCGATTCGTTCGTTAAATAATTTGTATGGTGCTGAGACTGTGTTGAATCGTATTTCGGTTCAGGTTCAGGGTTCGAGTGTGTTGAGTGTCGTGAATGGTACGGCTTCGCAGGCTGAGTATGGAATTAAGAACTTTGCGTTGAACAATTTGCCGTTGGTCAATGATGCTGCTGGTTCGGCTTTGGCTGTTGCTTTGCTCGCTAGGTATGGTGAGCCAGAGGTCGTGTTCAACGAGACAAGTGTGTTGTTGAACGGGTTGTCTTCGGCTCAGCAGGAGTTGATGGCCTCGTTGGAGATTGGTGATATTTTGGCGGTGGAGAAACGGTTCGCTGTTGGCACACCTTCGGTGGTTCGACAGAACGTGGTGGTCGAATCCATTCGTCATCAGATCGCCCCGTCCCGTCATGAAGTATTTTTAGGGTTGGGTCAGGTGCAGTTGGTGTTGCCATTTATACTTGACACCAGCGAACTAGACGACACTATCTATGCACTAACATAGGAGGCACTATGGCAGTCAGACCATCATTCTCACCTGGTGACACCCTCACCGCATCCAACATGAATATCTTGGCGAATAGCCTTGTTGCTATAACGGCACAAACCGGAACAGCGATTACAGCAGGCACAGCCGATGTAGGCAAACTTGTTACATTAAGCAACGTGGCAGCTCAAACAGTCACCATCCCAGCGAACTCATCTGTAGCATTCGCCATTGGTGACCAGATTAACTTCATGAACCTTTCCACCGGTACCGCAACCTTTGTCGCTGGTGGTACAGCTGTCATTCGAAGTGCTGGATCAAAACTCAAACTCACAACTCAATACGCTGTCTGTACTGTTCTCAAGATCGATACTGATGCTTGGGTGATGGTCGGCAACGTAAGCGCATAACGCCATGCAAATCTTTGCAGGGGTTGGTGTTTTTCTTCCACCATTAGTTGTTGATTATTTGGTTGTCGCTGGTGGTGGAGGTGGTGGCGCAGATATTGGTGGTGGTGGTGGTGCTGGCGGTTTGAGGTCAACAGTAACGGCAACTGGCGGTGGAGGTTCTTTAGAGTCAGCGCTTACGCTTGGTGCTGGAACTTATACAGTAACTATTGGTGCAGGTGGAGCATCAACCACTACAACAGCCCAAAACGGTGCAAACGGAACCAACTCTGTGTTTTCAACTATTACATCTACGGGTGGTGGTGGTGGTGGTTCACGCAGCGCACCTGCTCGCTCAACTGGTGGTTCTGGTGGCGGTGGAGCATATTCATCAACGGGTGCAGGTTCAGGAACTGCTAATCAGGGTTATGCAGGTGGCGCTGGTGGCGGTTTAGGTTCAGGCGGTGGCGGTGGTGGTGCGGGAGCAGTCGGTGGACTTGGCGGTGCAGGTCAATTTACTGCAGCAGGTAACGGTGGTGCTGGTGTAACTGTTGCTATTTCTGGTTCGTCCGTTGCTTACGCTGGTGGTGGTGGTGGCGGTTCATTTAGCGGTACTGACGGTACTGGCGGTACTGGCGGTGGCGGTAATGGCGGTAATACTGGCAACCCTGGAACTGCTAATAGAGGTGGTGGTGGTGGTGGCCAAAACGCTGTACTCGGCGCACCCTCAAACACAAACGGTCAAGGTGGTTCAGGTATTGTGATTCTTAGTTACCCAAGTGACTACATCATAACGATTGGCGCTGGTCTTACTGGTTCAACATCAACAAGCGGATTAACAAAAATTACCACTATTACTGCTGGTACAGGAAATGTGAGTTGGGCATAATGGCACACTACGCATTTTTGAACAACGAAAACATTGTGACTGAAGTGATTGTCGGAATTGATGAAAACGAATTAATTGAAGGTTTGTCGCCCGAAGAATGGTACGGAAACTTTCGTGGTCAAGTTTGCAAACGCACTTCCTACAACGCAACCAATGGTTTCAGGAAACAATATGCAGGTATCGGTTATTCATACGATGAAACTGCTGACGTGTTTATTGCACCTAAACCATTTGCTTCTTGGTCGCTTGATGAGAACTATGATTGGCAAGCACCGATTGATTACCCTGCGGATGGGAAAGACTATTCGTGGGACGAAGCAAATCAGGCTTGGGTCGAAGTTCCCGCTATCTAGTTTTCTTTCCTGCGCTCATAGGATTCATCTTCACATCATCGTCGGCTGAGGCTGACGGGTTTGGTGTTTGGGAGTTCTCGAAGTCTTGTCTGTCGGATAATGGTGGCACGGTTGAGCAGGTTGAGGGTGGGTTCAGGCTGACGGGTGCTGATGGTGGGACGTGTGCTGGTCAATCCCATTGGGTGAAACTTGAGGCCATCATCCCGGAAGAGACAAACGAACTCGGTTTCCAATGGGCTTATCAAACCAACGATGGGTCTTGGTATGACCCTCCACAAATCATTCTCAATGGGGTTGTGACGAAGCTGACGAATGAGAACAACGCCACCGGATCAGGGCTGATTGAGGTTGAGGCTGGGGATGTGTTCGCATTCCAGCAGTACTCGACTGACTCATGCTGCCAACCAGGCAACCTGACAATTACAGGGTTGACATTAGGCTTGGGTGAATGGGTATCTACAACCTCATCCACAACAACGACGACGACCTCTACTACTACTGTCCCGTCAACGACTGTCCCTGTCACCAACCCGACTACTACGACAGTTCAAGAAACAACTACTACGACTTCGAGTCTTCCTCAAACATCCGTCCCATCAACCACAACGGAACCACCACAAACAACAACAACGCTCCAAGAAACAGTTTCAACGGTTACCTCAACTAGTTCAACGACGACAAGTACTTCAACGACTGTAGCCCCAACAACGACAACGACGGTTTATGTTCCACCGGTAACGACCTCTACTGTTCCTGAAACAACGACAACCACCACAACGGAACCAGAACCAGCCCCCACCACAACGCTCCCGCCTCCGTTAGAAACAACCACAACAACGACAACAAATCCACCAACAACGACATCGACTGTCCCTCCTGTGACCACAACTCAACCAGATGTGACCACAACGCTACAAGCCTCCACAGACGAGCCGAAACCGCTCACCCAAACAGAACTACTAAACACCCTAGAAGCCCTCTCAGAAGCGTCCACAGAGGCCATAGAAGCCATCGTAGATTCAGTCCTCAGCAAAGACCTAGACACCAGCCAAGCCACCCTGCTCATCACCAGCCCAGCCGTACTAGAAAACATCACCACCGCCCAAGCCGAACAGCTCTTCAGCGAAATCGCCCCAACCGAACTCAGCCCCGACGAAGCCGAAGCGGTAGTTGCTGCGGTACAGGAAGCACCTGAAGAGGTGCGTGAAGCATTTGAATCAACACTCAACATCTTCCAAGGTTTCGCTGACACTTATGTTCCGTTGAACTCGACTGTGCCTGTTAGCACTCGTCGTGCGCTGATTGCTGTAAGTGCTGTATTCTTGACGGTAGCCCCTGCACCAGCAAGAAGGATTCGGTGATGAAGTTTTGGGGTGAGTTCCATGCGTTGATATGGACAATCGCAGCATCAGTCACCACGATCCTTACGTTGTCTGGCACGTTGCAACAGATCGTGATCTGGCTCACCGCAGCAGCTCTCGTTCTGCACTTCATCGGCGCATACACCAATAAGGACAACAACTAATGGAAACCCTCAAGACCCTCATCCTTCGTATCGTTGCAGTATTCGGCTCATCAGCTTTGGCTGCTGTTGCCGGTGGTGCAGTCCTTGACGTAGAACTTTGGAAAGCAGCAGCGATTGCAGGCATCGTTGCAGCAGCGAAAGTCACCGAAGCCCTTCTTCGTGCTTGGTCATCTGATGGTGTTCTCACTAAAGAGGAAATCGCTGAAGCGTTCGGCAAGGCTAAGTAATGGCATCAGCCAAGAAGAAGGTCTCTGACCTTCCGATCATCCCTGTTGTGCTGTGCTCGTGTTTGAAGAACGCTGTGCCTGGCAAGTTGCCAGCGAAGTTGCTTCGAGAGATTGAAGGCAAAGGCAAGTTGCATCATTGCGCAGCCGATGCGTATGAGGCGATGGATGCTGCTGCGAACGCTGAAGGAATTGACTTGTCTCCGAGTAGCCGAGCCGATACATATCGCAGCCTTGAGACCCAGGAGTACGGGTTCTATCAGCGTTACCAGTTGGAGCCAATCAAGGGTGCCAAGCCGAGGGTCTACAAAGGCCAAGCATGGTACTTGAAGCCGAAGATGGCTCCTTTGGCTGTGCCTGGTACATCGAAGCACAACCTCGGTATCGCAGTCGACATCGCTAATGCCAACGGGAAACGGCTTGAATGGTTGAAGAAGAACGCTGTGTCGTTTGGGTTTTCATGGGAGGTTGTTCCGCAGGAGCCTTGGCATCTTCGTTATGTTGTCGGTGATAAGACACCGGAGCGGGTGAAGGCTTGGTTGGCTGAGAAGGCGCAGGCGTGACGTGGAGGTTGTTCTCGCAGCGTTGGTCACCGCAGTTGGTGGAGTCATTACTACGATTCTGTTGAAGGTACGGAAAGAAAACACGAACGACCATGCAAGCGTGATGGAAATCCTGCGGTCAGTCGGTGGAAAAGTGGAGCGAATTGATAGTAAGTTAGATTCGCATATCGACTGGCATCTCAAGGAGGCTACAGGTGGGGAAGTTTCTAAGCGAAATTAAAGGTCAGGCCGTTGGTAACAGCGGGAGCATAGATTTCATTCTCGCCAAACTCGGTGAAGCCGATGGACGTGACCTGCTCGATGCGTTGAACGACCCTACGATTCGTCCCACCCAAATCATTAAAGCGTTGCAAGCCCGACAGATAAAGCTCTCTCCGTCAGTTATCACACGATATAGGGCTGCCAATGTCATTACTCAATGAAATTAGGCACAACTATTATCCTGCGTGGCCTGTTATACAACAAGGCAAGAAGTATGCGCTCCCTGCAACGAAGGCGACGAAGACACCGCAACGAGACTATGCAGTCGCAGTTGTTCTCCCCGATATGCAACTCGGATACTTCCGAACACACGACAACACACTCGAACCAATCCATGACGAGCAAGCCTTAGACGTTGCACTACAAATCGTCAAAGCATCCAAGCCCGACCAAATCGTTCTAGTCGGAGACAACTTAGACCTCTGTGAGTTTGGCAAATACCGGTACACCCCAGCGTTCGCACGAACCACCCAAGCAGCAATAGACCGTGCCAGCCAGCTCTGCGCACAACTTCGCAAACTAGCTCCAGACGCTCGAATCGTTTGGATCGCAGGCAACCATGAGGAACGGCTCGGCAACTTCATCCTTGACGGTGCTGGTGCAGCGTTCGGATTGAGGCGTGGACTCAGGCCTGAAGAATGGCCTGTGATGTCGGTGCCGTATCTGTGCAACCTTGACGACTATGGCGTTGAGTATCTGCCTGGTTATCCGACGGGTGCGCATTGGATCAACCAGCGTCTTCATTGTATTCACGGAGACCGTGTCGCATCGGGAGGCTCAACCGCCCATAAATACCTCTCAACAGTCAAAACCTCAGTCATCTACGGTCACATCCATCGCAGAGAATGGGCTGAGCGCACACGCGATGACCACGATGGCGCGAGAACAATCCTCGCTGCATCGCCTGGTTGCTTGGCGCGGATCGACGGAGCCGTGCCAAGCACTAGAGGAGGGCACGATCTCGACGGACGCCCGTTGTATCGAGCGGAAGACTGGCAACAAGGTTTAGCAATAGTTGAATATGTGCCTGGTGACGGAGAGTTCAACCTAGAGATGATTCCTATTCGTGACGGTTGGGCTAGGTGGAGAGGACGAGATTATGTCGCACGATGAGATGAGGACGATGGTTGTGGTGAGATGGCATGATGCTCATTCTGCAACCGACACATGGACACCGATAGACGACATCGGCACCGACCCCTGTGAGGTGGTCAGCTGTGGGTTCCTGCTCCCTACCAGCGATGGTGGCAAAGAAGACCACATCACGATATTCCAATCAAAGACTGACGCAGACGACGTTGACGGGGTTTTATGTATCCCCGTTGCTATGGTTCAAGACATGAAAGTCATGACCAAAAACATCCCAGGCTTAGCTCCAAGCAAGTAGACTAAACCTCGGATCGTTCGCCCGCCTTCATTGGGCTTGAACATCCCGCACACCTCCCCCTCCTTGGGTGTGCGTTATATATCGGACAAACGGAAGGAAACAACTTGCGCATAATCACAGCAAGCCTCATAGCCATATCCACCCTCTTCGCAGGCACCGCCTTCGCAGCCCAACCAAACCCCACCCAAAACCTCCCAGCCACCCAAACCCAGCATCAGCATCTCTTGCGTCAGCCGATGCCTAACGTCGTTGAAATCCTTCCAGAAGGTG